TGAAACGAAGTACGGAATCTCTAAGCGTTCCTATCCACACCTAAATATAAAATCTCTCACTAAGAAACAGGCGAAAGAAATATATCGCACAGACTGGTGGGAGAAATACAAGTACGACAAGATGGCTACCATGTGTGACGGAGACTACTCAGAAGTAGCGTATCGGTTGTTTATCCTCGCAGTGAACATAGGGCCCAAGTCCGCCCACAAATGTTTGCAACGAGGATTACTAGCCTGTGGTGAGGAATTAGATATTGATGGAATCATAGGAGAGCAAACAAAGAGACTGTTATTAAGTAACGGGCATAAAATAATATATCCGTTCAGGTCTGAAGCTGCTGGTTTTTACAGAGCCTTAGTAGCAGGTAGACCAGAACTAAAACCCTTTTTAAAAGGTTGGCTCGATAGAGCCTATTCATAAGGAGCAACACAAATGTTTATAATTGAGTATATATCAAAGCTACCAGACGTACTTCATGCGATTACATTAATTATATCTGGTGCAAGTATTATTGCATCTATCACCCCTTCACAGGTGGATAACAATTTCTTGAATATGATATCTAAGATTATCAACACACTTTCATTCAACATTGGCAAAGCAAAGAATGCTGATGATGATGTGTAATTATGTGGGGATTTATAGGAACTATCCTAAACTCCATAGGTGGTACATTTCTGAAATGGTTTTGGAGAAAGAAAGAAAATGACAGGATTGCTGACTCAGTTCATGCAGACATTGAGATTAAAAACTTGGAGAAGATCAATAAAGGTCTTCGGAGTCGTGATGCTCTTAACCATTTGCGTTGGAGGGACAGGCTGCTCCACGCTAAATACAAACGCAAGGACTGACGTGAGTTGCGAAGTCTTTAAGGTAATTACTTGGTCCGACAAAGATACTAAGCCTACGTTGGAACAGGTGTTCGCCCATAACAAAACTTGGGATACTATATGCCAGTAACTTATGCTATTTTAAATGATCTCCACGCTCCCTACCATGATAAAAAGGTACTGAACTTAGTTTTATCTTTCCTTAAAAAGAAAGAGGTGAAGATAGATGAGATTATTTTGAATGGAGATATAGTCGACTGCTATCCGATAAGTACATTTGACAAGAAACCATTTAGCCCTTCGTCTATAGATTTAGAGATAGAGGAACTAGAAAAGTTTATCAAGGAACTGCAAAAGATAACACCCAAGATTACCTATATAGCAGGAAACCATGAAGATAGAACTAGGAAATGGATATGGAAAAATGAAGCTATCCATAGACTAGGACAAGATAGAGGAATACAGGTAAGTAAATTATCCTTCGCTACCCTGTACGGACTAGATGAATTAGGCGTAAAGTATTTAGAGTATGGTGATGGTGTATGGCTCGGAAAATTATGGGTAACTCACGGGGAGGTCATAAGGAAGAATGCAGGATATACAGCTAAAGCAGAATTTGACCGCAATGGGGTTTCTACATTAACAGGACATACACATAGAGTAGGAAGATATTCCCATACCAACAGAGGCGGTAGCTATGCCTCTTGGGAGAATGGTTGTCTATGTCAATTGAAACCAGAATATATAAAGGGCATTCCAGACTGGCAACATTCTTTTGCAATAATTAACGTGGGAGATAAGGGAATGTTCAATGTTCAACAGATAGATATTTTAAATAGGAGTTTGCTGTTCTATGGTGGCAAAGAGTATTCTTGAACTTCTAGATAATAAACCAAATGCAAATCAATTTGATTTCTTAAATAAAAAGGGCACACCCCCAGTCATAGAAAGGGTGTGCCCTGAGTCACATCATCAAGAAGAAACTGGAGGAAAACTCCCTGATGATGCACCACGTAATGAATCCTCTCTCTCACAGCAATGAACAATTTTAGTTATCAAATAATCTCCATCGCTTAAATACTTTTTAACAGTAAATCCTTGAGAGAGATGTTCCACTAAGTGAACGTGGTTAACTACTTTTGTTTCTTCCACTCTCTATCTCCTTTGGATCAATTTGAATTACAAATATTGCTAAACCAGAATCGTCTAACATCAACGCAAGACCATCATCACTGAGAGCCTTGCGTATTGGTACTGGTATTGCCTTACATCTCTTAACCTGAAATGCGAAGGACTTTCCACTATCTAGAACCAAGTCTCCGCCAAACTGGTCTCCAGATCGTTTGTGTATATTCCAACATCTTTTTCCTTTAAACATATTTAGAAGAAAGGATTGGAAAATTCGATTTCCTTCCGAACCCCTTCTCCTGTTAGACCGAGCAATAGAGGCTTTACTTCTCGAATTCAAACTGTGTTTCCGTTGTACCATATCTCCATTCCTCAAAATCCGACTGATAAATTCTTATGTGTCCTCTCCTCCCGTTCCCTAAATCTGCTCTGTGTACTCTTCTAAAAACACCTGCTTTGACCATCTCTCTCACTGTATGAGTAGAGTACCCCATTATAGTTGCGATATCATTTACAGTCAACATACGTTCTATTCCATCGTCATGTTCTGCCTTTGTTTCCATATCCCGATTCTCCTTTGATTAAATCGTGTTCGTTATAAGGTACTTGTTTTTTCCATTCAAAATTTCCATCTGAATATATTTTATATTCTAAACTTGCTTGACGTAATGCCAGATTTGATTTGACATGAACAATAACACTTCTATCTGATGTTCTGTCTAAGTCTATTTCTTCCTTAACCACTCCCACTAACATCATACTTCTCGCTAACCCTGACAAACCACTACTACCTGATAACCTGTAAATAGCTTCAGAAGACTGAGATTTGTTTAGATGACTGACACAAACGATTGCACAGTCTTGCTCTCTCGCTTCCACTAATAAATCAGACAATACTTCTCTTATCTCGTTGTCCGAACTTGTATTAATGTAAGAGGGAAAGAAATGGTTTAGAGGATCAATGACAACCATCTTTGCTCTAGTTTCTCTTATCATCTGTTTTATTTCTTCTATACCGTCTTCTGTAAAGTGAATCCCTTCGTCGTAGGAATAAATTTGTCGCATATTCACATTGCCTTCGCCAAACCCTTCGAGTCTTTCTTTTAATATGCTACTACTATCTTCTCCTAATAAGAAAAGACTCCTAAATGGTTTAAAAGAGGGTTGAAATGGAAGTCCAGTTCCCACAGAACCTGCTGATGCCAGTGCTGAGGTTATGAAACTTTTACCACAGCCGGGCAATCCGAACAGGATTGTCAGATACCCTCTCGGTATCCTATTATCCCACAACCAGTTTACCTTTTCAGTTTCCACTTCACTCATTCTCTTCAACTTCTGTGAAGGCATCTCAATCACCTTCGCATTTTTAACTATGCCTTTTAAACGTGGTAGTGTACCTCTTCTTTCCTCTATCCACTCCACAAAATCTTCTGTAGGGAACAGGTCGGGTAAGGATATAATCTTACAACTTATCTTCTCTTTCAATAAATCGGTAGCAAAGTCCTTCGCATATTTCTCTCCTGCATTGTCATTGTCTTTGATAATTACTGCTCTTTCCACATTCATTTCCTTTAACCATTTTGCACAAGAAGGATCGACGTTACTTCCATTCGGAGAACAAGTAGCTTTCCACCCTGTAAACTCAATAAACTTCTCTACCGCCTTCTCCCCTTCTAGAATGAACACAGTTCTTTGGTTTCGGAGAGTATCTAGTTTATAAGGAATCGCTCTTTTTAATGGCTTTTTCCAAAAGAAAGTCTTTCCCTTGTCGGTATCTTTTCTTGTTTTTATGCCGACTGTTCTTCCTAGATGATCTTTGTACTCGTACTCCACTTAAATCTTCCTCCTTTAAATTAAGGGAAGACAAGATATCCTCAGTAGTGCAACCTGACCTACATTTAACTACGACTCTTCCACTGACATTGGATTCAAACCAGTAAAGAGAGGGATTCTTGTCATTATGACTTGGGCAAAGTCCTCTCCACCAACTACCATTGGGAGAAGACCTTGCCTTTTTTATGTAACTACTAAACTCTTCACAATTCACAGTGAAAACACCTTCCTCTTACTATCGTCGTCAGGGTGATAAAACTTTATTTTTTTTGGATAAGTGTTACAGCAATCGACTATCGCATTTGCTTCCACAAATAGTTCTGTATAGTAGTGTTGATATTTAGAATTTGGAAGACAATGGAACTTATCTATTGTTTCTACTGAAAATGGAAATGGCTGACAGATAACCACACAGTCTGACTTCTTCACTGCGTCCATGCCAAACTCTACGCTACTTACCTGTCTATCTTTAGAGAGCCACATCTTAGGAATAAGAGGGTCGTAGTATTCGACGTTTGCCTTCTTCTCCTCTAGTATTTTCCAAATATCACGACAAGCACTCTCTCTACTGTCTGCAACCTCTGGTTTATAGGAAGCACCCAATAATAAAATGTTAGAACCCGCAATTTCTTTAGATTGCGTGATTTCTAAAGATTTCCCAATCAATCCTGTTATGTGGTAAGGAACAGAATTATGTATTGCCAACGCCTTCTCTACCAGACCTAGAGTGAACCCATTTTTTCTTGCACCAAAAGCTAAAGCGGTAGCATCTATGCCTATGCAATGGCCACCGATTCCAGCACTTGGTCTGAATGCGTGGTATCCAAAAGGTTTTGTCTCCGCTCCCTGACATATCTCCCAAATATCTAAACCAACTTCAGAAACATACTGAGACAACTCTTGTATTAACCCTATCCCAACCATTCTAAAACTGTTCTCTAGAAGTTTAATTGCTTCCGCACACTCTACCGAACTGACAGGAACTGCCTTCGTTATCTTGGTATAGAGTGTCTCGGTCAACTTCTTACAGTTCTCTGTAATACCAGATGTTATCTTTGGTACATCATGAATAGTGTATTCTTTATTGTTAGGGTCAACTCTCTCTGGTGAACAACCAACAAATACATCCACCCCCACCTCTAATGGAGTTTCCACTTCCCCTTTTTTATCTAGGGATTGTTTCTTTAGTTTCTTTGCAATTTTTCCCCTAGTTACCCCAATAGGTACAGTAGACTCTAGTATAATCAACTTCCCTTTCAGAGAGGGGAGTCCCTTCAACGTCTTTAACACTTCTTCAATCGAAGACATATCAGGTACCCCTCGCTTACTCAAAGGTGTTGGTACACAGATGATAACTACATCTGCATTTCTTATGTGTGATGGGTCGTCGTTCACTTCAAATCTCAGTAATTGATATTCAGGTTTCGACATCATATCCCTGAGTTTCGCAATTCGTTTGGAACTTAATTCATACCCCGTTACCTCATACTCCTGTTGTGAAAATGCAGATGCAATACTTGCACCTACAAATCCACAACCTATTACGGATATCTTTGCAGACTTATCTTTAATCTTTTCTAATAAACTAGAATGGTATATCATCTTCATCTACTCCTTGCGTTTCAGTCTCCACTAACTCCGCTTCCTCTTCCCCTTTCGATACCTGTTTTAAACCTATCTGTATGGCACTCATTATAGTTTGCTTATCGTCAGAACTAATATAACGAATACTGTCTGGACTCTGTATAGGGATTCTTTTCTTTGCTATCTTGTCGTAAACCATAAACTTACTATCGAAGATGTAATCCCAAATCTGACCGAAGGTAACTCCACTCGCCTCTCCTGCTTTTTGCATATCTCCTGCCCACTTTTGAGTGATAGCTTCATCATTCCCATTGTCATCTTTACCCCAGAACCAATGTTCAGATTTAGATGGTGCACCTTCGTGAACTTTAGGACTGGCAGGTTTGCCATTCGACGAAGGTACACTTGTGGTCTTTTGGGTAGGAGTTTTGCGTACAATCGATTCTCCGTCGTTATCCGACTCTGGACAAGATAATCCGAAAAATCCACTCAACATATACCTTTTTTGGTACGTCGTATAGCTACCGAAATCCTGTGGGTTCTCCATTACCGAATCTGGAATAGAGATACAGGACTCTTGAAACTCTTCGCTATCTTTATCCACTACCTGTAACTTTAGGATGTTTCTACCACTCCCTGCATTACAAAACTTAAACACATGGAACAATCCACTACTCTCCAATGGTCTTTTTATAACTTTATACATATCGTCTAAAGTAGAATAGTCGCTATTGAAAAATGGATTTTTACCACTTTTCATTACAAACAACTTATCTATTTCATACTGACATTTTGCTCTTTTTTGTCTAAAGGACAAAGGTTTTTTCTTAGTACTTTTTGTTTCTTCTGTTGGCATTTTCTACTCCCTCTTTGATTTGGTTTATTTTAATTTCTAACATACTCAACCTCTCGTCAAGCTCTGCTAAACGCAAGTCTAGTTTCCTCCTTTCCTTTTTTCCAATCTCTCCAGACTTATTTCTTTTCATTTCCATATTAACTATCCTATCTCTCATTTCCTCCATGTTTTTAGGAGGTACTATATCTGGTGTGTGACTCTTAATTTTATATTCTTTCATATTTACGGATATTACAGTAATAAAATTATTTTCGCAATTCGTTTTACAAAAATCAAAAAACATGATATTTAAATACACTCATGTACTTTGCATGAGGATATTGAGTAACAACGAAATATCCGAATGCTTGTGCGAAGCACAACCCTTTAAAACCTAACTTGCTTTCTCAAACACACTTTCTACATAGTCTCCGCTGTAATTAAACATCTTTTCATCTTCTATAAATACATACCCAACATAAACTTTAGTAGTCCTGTACACTTCTACTGATACAGACCAGTATTTCTTAATAGCTTTCCATGCTTTGTCAAAATCTTTTCCTTTATAAACAGGCAAGAAATCTGTCCCTTCGATAACCTGTATATAATATCCGTCGTCTGTAATCTTCTTAATCGCCCTTTTCGTTTCTTCTACTTTACGCATCACCACCCCTCCTTAGAAAAGTAGTTAATGTCTCCGCCACCGTCTGTTGAATTGATGGAATACATTCTATATCCCACCTTCGACTCAGTTCTTCCTTCACCGCAGCCCATTGACAGTCCGAAAACCTTCTCTCGCACCACCTTTCAACATCTTGGCGAACAATGATATCAGCAAGGATTTCATCATCTTCACTAAGTTCTTTCAGTTTCCTATTGATAGAACTTTTTTTAGTCACAAGCATTTTATTTAACCTCCCTAAATTTTTCCCAAGCCAATTTTTTAGCCTCTTCCTCACAATAACCTTCTTCCAAAAATTCTTCATACAACCTTTCCAAATTACACTCTTGCCAATTTTCAAGACTCATCACTTTCCTCCCTTTCTAAAAATTCAGCTACCTTTTCACTAGGATCACCATTTGAATTTAACTCCAACCACATATCCATAGAACCTTGATTTAAAATCAACTCGGCTACTGCACACTCAAGGTTGTATGTAATCTCACCATCTTTCTTATACTTGTGGTAATCGTTTTCCAAATTATTTTTCTTGATCATTTCTTTAAACAATTTATTCCTCCTCCTCTAATAACTCTTTTACGGATTCAGTACCTGTAATCTGCCGAAGCTGACTGGTACAAGTTCCAGTAAATTTATATTTTCTATCCTCTAACTTCAGCTTTAACTGATACTTCTTAAGTTCAAGTGGTTCAAGTTTCTTTTTCTTATTACGTAATTGTACTGACAATCTGTTGTACTTTTCTAGCTCCCTAAGAAATCCTCTTAAGTTTTTCTTAAGTGGGATTCCATTTACTTCCTTTGGAATTTGCATTATTTAAAATATCCTTCCTTCACTATAATCACATCTCCTACAATGAAATCATCAGTAATAAAATTATTTCGATATAGTTTAGTTGCTTCTTCGTTTATTGGTTTTTCTTTCAACTTACCTTCCTCATCAAATACCAAAGTATCTCCATTCTCTAGCGTTGCTATTTCTATCAAACCTCCTACCAATTCTTGCATTTCTTCTAGTTCTATATCTCTTTTTATAATATGTATCTTTGAATTTCGCATTCCTTCATTTTTCAGTTTTGCATTTCGCATTTTTTCATTTTTCATTTTTGCATTTCTCCATAATTAAGAATAGTTTTTGTTCCTTGCATTTCTTTCCTCTTTTTCTGTATCTCCAAACTTGTAACAACATTTTAAAATCTCCTTTCTTCTTTTATACTACAGTAAACTATAATAATCAATCGTTAAAAATAGTATCTTTTCTTTTTATCCTGCCATTTTTAAAAGGTTATTTTTTCCTGCTCCATGAACTTCTATTGCTATACTCTTTCCGTTTTTCCTTCCGTCGCATAGTCCACATTGGTTACATTGCACTTTCGGGAATGGGCAAAGAATTTCATTTTTTGTGATCTGTTCGTTTTCTCTTAATACTCGGAATGTTCGTTTTTTGTTTTGCCATGCTTGATCCGCTTGCCCTAGTGAGTTAGCGGAGACCATCAAAAAATCATGTATTGAAGCGTTTTTTTCTGGGTACTGATTTGTGTAACCCGTCAAAGCTCTTTTTTTCTTTTCATCCAACTTATTTTGAAAAGAATCTAAAACATGAAAAGGAACAGTTCCACTATCTCCATACGATCCATGCCTCTGACCTCGATCGTCAAAACTGGGATCGTCGTTGATCCTCTTTGCTAATTCTACGGGATCAATCTTTGGATAGTTTCTCTTTTTAAACGATCTGAAAACCTGCAAAACAGATTGATAAATTGAAACATAACAGACACGATCTTTCGCTGTTTTTGCGTTCGGATCGTCGTTGATCTCGCCTGTTAACTTGCACGATCCGCATTGAAGATCGAGACCGTTTTTATTTGCGAGCATGGGATCAAGGTTCTTATTCAATATAAAAGTTTGCATCATATTTCCAGTTTTGCGATTTTTTGACGGGGTTAAAATTTGAATAACTACAATCTCATCTTTTAAGTTTTGCATTCCTTCATTTTTCAGTTTCGCATTGTTATATTTAGAAGTTGTGAAACATGGTTTTCCGTCGTATATCACGAACCCGCTTTCTTTAATTCTCATTTTTAAAACCTCCAGTTTTTAAGATTTTTAAAAAAAACAATTTTGAATAAAAGAAAGATACTATTTTTTTTTGTTGATCGCTCGTGTTGTCTGCATCCTCCGAGAAAAAAGAAAAAATTAACTATCTAAGATTGATCCGTTCAGTTCCTTTTCTGTCTCTTCGAGCTTGTCTTGTGTTGCCATCAAATCAAGCTCCAAACCTTTGATCTGATCTTTGAACTGGTCGATCTCTTTCGTTTTATTAATTAGAACTTGTTCACGGCCTCGCATAATTCCCTGAAGATAATTTCTAACATCTTTTTTTGTTTTCCCGACGAACTCGATCATGATCTTATCTTTCGAGTAACTTTGGAAAAAATCCTCAGAATGAAAAGAATTAATACCTTGATAAAAATCCTCCGTTCTCTTGATTTGATTCTCAAAATTTTTAGCAATCAAGACGAAACCCGTTTGGTCTTTAACTTCTTGATAATCAAATTCTCCGATACTATCAAATATTCGATCTCGTGATCTTTGGGTTTCTTTAGTTATGAATCTGAAGTGAGTATCGTTTTTTTGTATGTATGTATTTTTTAAATTGAAACATTGAAAATATAATTCGCCGTCTAGCTGACTCGCATCGATTAGACGTTCTGTTTTTGGTGAGATCATCAATTCATTTTTAACAATCGCATTGCATTTAGAAATAAATTGTTTCAGATAATTATGGGTAACGTTCTTACCTAAGAAGTTGAAGTGTATACTTTGTAAAAGTGTGGAGAACATACTTTGGAAAAATAAAGATACTTGTTTCATTTTTAAAACCTCCAGTTTTGGAGGATGCAAACACAACAGCGATCAACAACCCTGTCAGTCTGTAACGTAACCCAGTTCCATGAAAGAAAACTACTGAGTTAAAACTTTTTTGACTCTATCATTTTCTAACTTTCTCACTTCTAGAATATCTTCAAAATACTTTTTTCCGTCTTCTATTCTTTCCTTTAGTTCGTCAATGTACATGAGTTCCAGAACGCTGTAGTCTTCGCCTTTCTCTTTAATCCATGCAACCTCCGCAAAGCAATCAATCGCCATCCCTTCCGCTTTTTTTCCGTAGTTGAATTCTTCAAAATAGCGACCATGAAAAGTCCGCATGTGCCATGGGAACTCGTCGTGTGGTGATCCGTCTTTATTTGTGTGCGTCGCTAAGTTCCACACAACGTATTCAAGCTGGTCGCCAACCATACATAACACAAGAAGATGCTCCAGTGTAAATCTTAAACCCGTTATAGTTTCCTCTGTTTCTGGGTCGACAAAATCATCAAGGATGCGATCCTCGTATATGAATGAATCAATGACAAATCTTTTTGTTGTGCTTTGATATTGATATCCAGTTGGTTGTATCATTTTATGATCTCCAGTTTTGAGAACTGGGTCACTTTATAGACTGACAAGATTTTTTCGAATGTAAAAGAACGGTTACTTTCAATTAAGAAACTCAATCAATTTTGAACATGGTCTTTAATTGGTTAATCCAAGATCGCTATCACCTAAAAAAACCTTACAAAAAACCATACCTAATACTACCATACTGATAGATAGGGTCAATAGACGTAGGAAACTATTTCACTTTCTTGGATGGTAGTAGATGTACGATAATACTGTAGTAATTAAGTTTTCATTCAGAAAAAAAATTAAACGTCAAGAGAAGAAATAAAATAATATACGTATATATACTTGACAAAATGCGATCCTTTAATAGAGGCGATCTGAGATGTCGTTTTTTCCAACGTACTATCACATTGGAGCGTGTCCGATCTCTTAACAGGCGGCTCCTATGCAGTTTCCACAACATATAGTATGATCTGATAACACATGCACTATATATGGTACTACTACATATAGTATGCTCCTATAAAATATGCACTACATATTGTGCTACTACATATTGTGCTTTCGCATTATCGCAACCACTACATATGGTATGATCATCTCGCATGAGATTATGTGAGCATGGTCCCCTCAAATTATGTGAGTGCGATCGACTCACATTTGTTTTCGCATTTTATTCGTCATACTTTCGCTAAATTTTCGCCGCGGCTGCCCACAGCTCGCTTCGCTCGCTGCGGCTAACTAAGTCACGCCACGCAATGATATACCTTTTCTCACGAGTGCCGATTTTTACAGTTGACTAAAGCATAGGGTATGGTGGTTCGCAGGAGTGGGTCGTCCTAATTACTACTCACCACATGGGTCCGAATCGTATTTTTTGGGGTTCATTTGGGTGCGCGATCTTGACTTTGTATACATTGTAGTATAGTTTGGTAGGTACTTCATGTTGGGAAAAAGTGCATGGGAGGCGTTTTTTATCCCATTTTCGTCTCTCATGCACGATTACTCTAACAGAAAGAGATATCGCCTCCTAGGTACCTTAAATGAAGCGAGAAGGGCATATGAAAACTAGAATCCATGTCAATCAACACGTTATAAAAAGGAATACAAAAACAGGTGAAAGAAAACCAGTATTAACCTGTAAAACGTACAAGGGTAATAACTACGCACATGAAGCGGTGATACTTGGACCGAGCAAGGTAATATACCGTCCCGACAAACCGCTATCCTGCGGTGCGAGGGTTTGGATAGAAACGACATCGGAGGTAATCGTTGATGCAAAAAGAACTGTTTGATCAAGGTTTGAATAAAACAGAGAAATTTAACGAAGACCACTGGAAGGGAATGCCTGAATATTACAATATAGTGGAACCAGAACCAGAAATCACAGCTACTTTTAAGTTTCGGAATGAAAAAGATTATGAACATTTCAAGGAAACAGTAAAAAAGCACTTATACGACGGAGAAAAGTGTTTTGATGGTATGCAAAGAAAGGGAAAATATCAGGCTTGGTATCCTTTGAAAGAAAAAGCGAGTAAATATAGGTATTACGACGAAAATTCTGCTAAAAATCCAATATTTTCGATTTACATTGTGAGCAAGGGAAGATGGGAACGGAATCCGACAAGGGAATGTTTGGAAGAAATGAAAATTCCTTACAGAATGATAGTGGAAGAGTCACAATATGACGATTATGCAAAATATATGGACAAAGAAAACCTGTTAATCCTGCCTGAAAAGTATAAAAAGGAATACGACACCTTTTGGAAAGACGAAGACAAGAGAACAGGGCCCGGCCCTGCTAGGAACTTTGCATGGGACCACTCCATTTCTGAGGGCCACGATTGGCACTGGGTAATGGATGACAATATTGAATCTTTTGAAAGGTTAAATAAGAACAGAAAAGTGAAATGTACCAGTGGAACGATATTTTATGTATGTGAACAGTATGTTCTTCGATATACGAATATAGGACAGGCTGGATTGAACTACACTATCTTCTGCCCTTCTTCTGATTCCAGACCTGTTGTTAAATTTAACACCAGAATATACAGTTGTCTTCTTATCAGAAACGATATTCCTTTTCGGTGGAGAGGAAGGTACAACGAAGATACCGATTTATCCCTGAGAATTATGAAAAGCGGTATGTGTACTGTTCAGTTCAACGCTTTCTTACAATCGAAAAGAGCAACACAAACTATGCGTGGAGGGAATAGTGAGGAGTTTTACGATAAAGAAGGAACAAAGAACAAAAGTCAGATGTTAGTAGATATGCATCCAGATGTATCAAAGATGTCCTATAAGTTTAATAGATGGCATCATCATGTAAACTACAAATCTTTTGAAGTAAACAAACTGAAATTAAGAGAAGATATACACATACAGGAAGAAGCGAATGAGTATGGAATGATATTAAGGGAGAGAGATGACGAGTAAAGAATGGATAACGCCAGATATATTTTTTAAAAGGTGTTCGGTAGCGTTTGGTAAGTTTGATTTAGACGTAGCGTCAGATGAGAATAATGCAAAATGCGACCTGTACCTGACAGAGAAAGAGAACGCTTTGTCAATCAACTGGTCTAAATACCTATCTGATAGAGAAATATATACTAAACATATTTGGTGTAACCCCCCTTACCATAAATTAATCTCTTGGGTATCGAAATCCATAGAGGAAGCAGAGAGAGGTTGCACTGTAGTGATGTTATTACCTTGGGGTAGATGGGCTAAGTGGCACGAATTGATAGTCAGACACGCAGAAATGGTGAGGGTAGTGGGAAGGATACAGTTTGAATTAGATGGCAATACTCCAAGTAATGCTCCCTCTTGCAATATATTAGCAATAATGAGACCTAAGATAGAAGGATTCCGCTTTCCTACAGGGTTTACTAATTCGGAGATAGACGCAAAATGAGTAATTATCTAGTTACAGGTGCATTTGGTTTCATTGGATCACACTTTGTAAATAAAATGTTGAACGAAAATCATAAAATTATTGGGATCGACTCCATGTCCACGGATTCCGATTTCTCTCTCAAACAGGAACGCCTTCACTTTTTAAATGCCTCTAGATATTTGGAATATAGAAGTAAAATACAAAAGTTTATATTTGTAGGACTAGACCTGTCGTATTCTAGTTGTATAGAAAAACTTGGGCAATTAAACGAAGAAACAAAAATAGATGCAGTCATCCATCTAGCAGGTAGTGCAGGAGTGAGGCGTTCCAACGAGGAACCAGAAAAGTACATTCGTAATAATGTGATGTCTACAGTGAATTGTTTAGAATTTTGCCGAAAATTTTCAGTCCCTAAATTTGTATTAGCCTCCACTTCCAGTATATATAGCGGTTCAAAGATGGTTCCCTTCATGGAACATGACCAGATAGGTGAAATGTTGTCGGTATATGCCGAATCAAAGAAGATGGCGGAAGAGGTTTGCTCCGTATATCACCGATTTCATGGGATTGATGTCTCTATATTGCGTTTCTTCACTGTCTATGGAGAAAAAGGCAGACCTGATATGAGTATTAGTAAGTTTATGGAATGTATCAGTAACAACAAAGAACTGGTAATGTACGGAGATGGATCGCAATCAAGGGATTATACCCATGTACAGGATATATGTGAGGGAATACAGAAGTCTTTGATATCCGTAGGCTGTGAAATATTTAATTTAGGTAGAGATGAACCAGTCAGTGTCAGGGAAATTATAGAGAAACTGGAGAATATTATAGGGAAGAAGGCAAATATACGATCTGAACCTAGACATTCTTCGGATATAGACTGTACCAATGCCGATATATCAAAGGCAAAACGTATATTAGACTGGGAACCGAAGATATCCATTGACGATGGGTTGAAAAGAGTATGGGAATATTATGGAAGATAGGTTTAATACACTCCTCGATGAGATGAAAAGGATCAACAGAGAGAAGAGACACGACTACGCTAACAAGGAAGATGTCTTCGCTAACTTCAGAATATGTGAGTTAGGGGGTATTCCTGCTTGGAAAGGATGTGCGGTACGCTTATCCGACAAGTTCAGTCGAATAATGCAATTTATGAAAGAAGAGAAACTGGAAGTGAAAGATGAAAAGATAGAAGATACCCTCCTCGATCTAGCCAATTATGCCTTAATTACCCTAATTCTATACCAAGAAAGTAGGAAATAGACCCAAAACCGAATTTATTTACTTTCACTATTTGCATTATTTGCACTATTATGGTATAATAGGAGTACAGTGCCGAAAGTTTAATAAAAATTGAGGTGAAATGTGGCAAAATTAAACAAAAAGACTGGTTTAGAGCCTAGGGAACAAAGGTTTGTAGAGAATTATCTGGAAAATGGTGGAAATGCAACTGACGCTGCCAAGAAAGCTGGATATTCAGACTCTTATTCCAGAAATGCTTCCAAGAACATACTTGGAAAACCTCGCATTAAGACCTACCTAGAGAAATTCTTCTCCAAACAAGGAATATCGGAACGTATGCACAGGGCATATATGCGTTTAGACCAAGCATTAGATGCGACTAGACCTATGAAGTTCGGTACTGGTGCAGGAATGACAGTTGAACACGTTGAAGATTGGCCTTCTAGGTTAGATGCGATTAATAAAATATTAAAGATTAAAGGGGATTTCTCTCCAGAGCAACACGAACACGTTTTTCAGAGTATGTTTGAGGGGAAAAGTCAAGACGAGAAACAACAGATACTAGACGAAGCAGATCAAATACTGCGTGATGCACAAGATAAACCAGAATGGGAAGAAGAATAGTAATTGGCTATCACCACAGTAACCGAAGCAACGAAAGTAAAACTCTCTGCCGCTAGAGAGGAAGCATTGAAAGCAATCGATCCAAAGATAAATGACGATGCGTTTCTAAACTTTTTAGCAATGGTCAAAACGAAAGACGAGAAAGACGAGGGAAAGGTTAAATTATTTCCTCGAAAGAAGTATATCAAAGATTTGGCACATCTATTCCAACATGAAAAGTTGTTACTGATTCCGAAAAGTAGGCAGATGACTATTAGTTGGTTAGCAGTTGCCTATTGTGTATGGAGAGCACTTACAAGACCAAATCAATTAATACTCTGGCAGTCGAAGAACTTCGATGATGCTGCTGCGATGGTATTCGATAGAGATGATCCACAAGTTGCGAGAGCCTCTTTCGTTTGTTGGCATTTGCCAGAATATATATTTGATCGCCCAAAACCTTCTCAAGGAAACCTTCTGTGGAACAATGGTTCCATAGTGAAAGCAATTAAACAGGGAGCAGACGTGATTCGTTCCAGAGCTGCCTCGGTTATCATCTCTGACGAGATGGGCTTTCAGGAAGAAGCTGCTAATGCGTATATGGCTGCCAAACCAGCTATCACAGGTGGTGGACAGTTTATAGGTATCAGTTCAGCTAACGCTGGTTTCTTTTGGGATTTAGTAGAGGATGTCGCATGATTACAGTGGATTCGTCAGTTATTAAGTTAACAGTGGAAGGTGGGAGTCTTTCCGATTGGAATGGGGCTAACGAAATTGTTGCCTCAACGGAACACAATGGAAAATGGATACTGGTAAATAGCAAGGGTTTAATATTTTCCATAGAGTTGGATAAATTATCTCCATCACCGAAAGTGATTAAACCTGAACCCGCAGTAGCCACAGTAAAAACTATGGAACCAAAAGAGCCAGTAAAAACGATACCTAAACTTCCAAAACAGGGAAGATATGCCACAACAAAACCTAGAACCAATAACACACAACCAAGGGTTAACAGTAGCCAAGAATAAGAATGGTTTCACTATAGCTAGGGTACACTATTCAGCCGATCCAGAGAAAGCGAAACAGGAATGGATAGCCAAAGAAAAGAGGGGTATGCCAGATTGGGCTTGGCGTAAAGAGTTTGAGATGGACCCATACGCTGCCAGTGGTAAACCTGTATTTCCTGAGTTACCTAGATGGGCTGAATATATACATAGACCATTACATCATGTAGTCAAAGATGGAGTTATCCCCTCTTGGTGGCCTCGATACGCAGGATTTGATTGGGGTGGTTCTAACCCCAGTGCGTTTGAGTTGGCAACTATATCTCCCAATGGGACAATTATATTCTATTGGGAATATTATAGAGCGAAACAGAAACCACAAGAGATTAACACTGCTATTCAAGCACACCCTGATTGGGAAGACTTAATATTTGTAGCCCACGACCCTTCCATGAGAACTATGCTGCAGTGGGGTGGGGGTGTTGGTAAGGGCGATAGAGAACAGATAAAGACTCTTGGCGATATGTTTACCGAGTTTGGTTGGCCTCTAGTCCCCGGCCGTGCTGGCGATGACGTTGCTTTTGCACAGGCATTGTATAAAGCATGGCAAAATTTAGAAGACCCGAAAGTTATCGTTACCCACGCCTGTCCTAAACTATGGTGGGAACTGAACCATTTGAGACATGATGAGTTGAACCAGTCTCAGGTAATGAAAAAGAATGAACCTGAACGAATAGTACAGAAAGATAATCATGCGTTTGACGCAATTAAATATTTAATACAGACACACCCTGCTGGACCAGATGGTGCAGAGATATGGGACAGTATGACCAAGGAACAGAAAGTGAAGCATCCAAAGAAATATCGAGATGAGGAAGAAGTATATGATCCTTATTTAGGAGGATTGACTTGATAGAGACAATATTTTCAGCTTCGTTTGGCTTGGTTTGTCTTTGCCTTCTCATATTGAAAGAGAGAGAGAGGACTAAAGACAAGGAAAGACATTTCGC